GCGATGTGGATTAATTATCAAAAGCAGCATGACTTTAATCCACCACACGATCATGATGGTAAATTATCTTTTGTAACTTATTTGCAAATACCTGAAGAATTAAAAAATGAAAACGCATCTTATACTGGTAAGAGTTGTGGACCAGGAGGTATTCAGTTTGTCTATGGTAATGGACCAAGAGATTGTGTAACCTATATGTCTTTTTTCCCTGAAGAGAATGATATGTATATTTTTCCTGCCTGGTTAAAACATTGGGTAGCGCCTTTTAAATCTGATTGTGTAAGAATATCTGTTAGTGGTAATGTTCATGACTCTGCGCCTTTGAATAATATAAGTAAGTTTGCGCCTAAATATTTAGAGGATAAAGAAAATAAATGATGTTAAAATTTTACTTATGGTTGATGGGCTGGTCTGGGACGATAAGTGCCTGGGCGTTTAGAAAGCAGGCTGCGATTGTAAGAGAACATAATCGTAAAGAAGAAGAGGACTATCTCCGGGAGCTAAAGAAAAAATTATGACAATGTTTCATGGACTAGGGATGTTTATCTTTGGTATGTTTGCTATTTTTGTAGGTGCCCTTGTTACTTATTATGTAATTAATAAATACGTAGATAATGATAAGAATAATAATACTTAGTTTTATATTGTTAACTGGATGTAGTGCCAAGTTTGATGGATTTAATCCTAGTGCTACAGCTTTGAGATGGATAATAACGTATGAAAAAGAATAATAAATATAACTACATTCAAGGCACACAGATCATGGACCAAGGAACACGGACCTATGATGTAAATGGTTATAGACTTCCATCTGTGACTACGATATTAGGCAAAACCAAAAATCAACAATTTCTAAAAGATTGGATAGCAAAAAAAGGTGAAGCCGAAGCAGAAAGAATCAAAAACTTATCTAGTAATAGGGGGACAGCTATGCACAAATTCTTGGAGCACCATATCACAGGAGTTGGCTACGATGATCTTACAGCGATCGGACAGGAGGCGAAAGCCATGGCCCAGAAAGTTATTGATGTGGGTCTTACACCTGTGGAAGAGTGGTATGGTTCGGAAGTTACGTTATACTATCCAGGTTTATATGCAGGTTCGACAGACCTTGTTTGTTTACATAACGATCTTGAAACTATTGTTGACTTCAAACAAGCTAACCGTCCAAAGAAGAAAGAATGGATCGAAGATTATTATCTGCAGATCGCAGCGTACGCCATGGCTCATGACTATGTCCACGAATCAAACATTGAACAAGGAGTTATCATGGTATGCACGCCTGACTTATATTATCAAGAATTTGTCGTAAGTGGGGCAGAATTAAGACGCTATAAACATAAGTTTTTAAAAAGATTAGACATGTATCATGACCTAATTTATGATGAGAAGGAACGAACAAAACCAATGAAAGCAGAAGACTTTAAAGGAGAGAAAAAATGAATGAGCGACTATACAAAGTAATGGTAGCTAAATACGAAGCAGTGATAGAAGACTGTAAATACAAAATAAAATGTTACAGCGATCAAGAAATTATCATACCTGAACATCCTGATATCACAGCAGAGATAGATAAGTTACTGTCTGACATGGCCGAGGCAGAAGACAAGTTGGCAGTAATGCAGCTACATTATGGCAAAAATGAGATGAAGAAAGCTGTCCTGTAGGTATCGGACAGGTATCGGATCCGATACCTTGGGTATCGGACGAGAGGTTGTTTTTTAGAATTGTTCTAAAGAGTGACCATTTTTCCGATACCTAGAGCCTTTTTTCCGATACCTATTTTGTGATTTCCGATACCCTTCCGATACCTAAAAGCCAGGTTTTATGCGGTTCCGATACTTCCGATACCTTTTCAGAAAAATTTTACAAATTCTTTGCAGAGGCACAAAAACCCCTGTTAAGTATCGGACGCCTGTAATATACTAAATCATGCCTAGAAAAAGAAGAAAAGTATCGTTAACTGATAAATCCACCGATATACCTTTTTCTAAAGTTAGAGTGGAGTGGATCGATTGTGTCAGTGACTCTGGCTGGGCTACTGAGAAAGAATTCGATAGAATGAAATTAGCAAAACCAGTTAATGAAGGTTGGCTGTATTCAAAAGACAAGGACTCTGTAAAACTCTTTGCCTCTTATGATAAAGATGAAGATGGAATTACTTTTGGAGATCGAACTATGATTCCTCGGGCTTGGGTAAAGAAGATCCAGAAGATTTAATATCAGATGACTCACCCTCAACAGTCTTCGCGTTTAGAAGCGGTGCGTAATCGGATAGAATTTGTTTCATTTTGTTTTCTAGCTCTGCTTCTGATAGGTCCTCTAATTTTCCTGTTTTTATTATTTTGCGGTCTATATATAATCCTGCTGCTTTTCCTCGGTTTGCTTCAGCATTTACCGCAGAAGAAAAAGAACCCTTTTTCAAAGCTGCTTCTCGTAATCGAGCAAGCTCTGCGACGTGTCCCTCGTAAGTAACTTCATTTTTTCTAATTCTTTCTTCTCTTAACTCTCCAATGTATTTTACAACCAATGGAGATAGTCTAGGATTGCATAACTCTGAGCCTTCTTGACGTGCTCTCTTTTCAGAGTAGCCTGCCTTGATTGCTGCCTCTGTCTGTGTTAATGGTCCATTCTCATCACCAAACACAAGCAACTCCGCAAACCTTCTTTGCATTTCTGTTAATCTTTTAGGAACTCCCATGTTGACTTTTTAGGGTAACTCTCCTATAGTGTCAAGCATGAAAGTACGTAAAGAAGGCAGAGGAGAACATGATTTAGAACTTAAAATAGAAAGATTAGAATTAAGAGTTAGAGACTTAAAAGAGATAAATGAAAAACACCAACGCCTAAATGGTAAACTTCGAAAGGAATTAAAAGATGTTCGTGAAGCACTTGCAAGAGTATCTGGACCAGTTCACTGATGGCAAAAGAGGTAACGCTATATCTAATGCTTCCATTTACATGGAGGTCAATGGACACTTAGAAGAAGTAAAAAGAATTGAGGTACAAGAGTCGAATATAATTGGACAAAATTCTATTCGTGTTGTACTAAAACCTACAAAGCAAAAGTTAATTATCGCGCCTCTTACCCCTTCGTAATAGACACTAGTTACCTTGAAACCTGAGAGAAAATTTTATGAAAAAATTCGTAAATCTATTACGAGTATTAGTTGGATTAGACTTGAAAACAATAGCCTTCTTGGCACTCCCGATCTATTGGGCTATAATACTTTTGGCACCTTTTTCACAGTAGAACTTAAAGTCACAAAGAGTAACAAGGTGCGCTTCTCACCCCATCAAATTGCGTTCCATGTGAAGCATCCTAACAACTCTTTCATCTGCATTCAGCACCTCGGTTCGGGCACCGTGAAACTTTTTCGTGGTTCAAGAATCCTGGAGCTTGCCGCTTGTGGCTTGAAGCTTGACGCTTGTTGCTTGGGGCTTGATGCTTGCCGCTTGTTGTTTGATTCGCTTGGCGCTTGAAGCTTGTTGCTTGAGGCCCGGACCAGGACGCACGCTTGTCGCCTCCGTCGAAGCTTCGTCGCTAATGGCCTGATCCGATTTATTACGTAGCTTTCGTAATTCTTTATAATACTTTGGATGTCTAAACATTAATGCTTCCCGTATGAAACTACTTTTACAGCAGGATCCCAGCATTGTCTACAGTCTCCACATTTGCCGCCTTGCTTTGGAGCTGGACAAGTTGCATCCTTATCAACAACCATTGAAGAATGAGGCCAGCTGTCTACTCGCTGGCCCATCATGGGCGGACTAAATCTTATGACTAAATTTTTAGGCTTCCGCTCCAATTCGTTTTTGATCCATGCTTCACGCGTTGGCAGCCAGTGTCTGGTCTCCGGTGTTGCTTCACAAATTTTATAAATATTATTTAAGTGCTCCAGGTCCTGGACGTCTCCGGCATCGTGCCATCTAAACCACTTCTGACGTTTAATCACGGTGATCATTGCATCCACCCATAACGGTGACCGCATGGCCTTCAGTCTTCGATACTGTGCAGCCTTAATTGCTTTGTATCTTGTGTAATTTCCTTTTAATGCATAACACATACTACAGACGCTGCCTTTTATTTTTCTAAGCTTGGACCCGGTCTTA